TAGTCATATTATCCTCTTACCAATAAGTAAATCTTACTCTACCACCACCACCAGCACCCGAAGCTCTAGCTTCTGAACCTCCACCACCACCTGCTGGTGTTGTTCCTGCTGTTGGAGCTCCGCCGTTTAATCCACCATTTCCACCATTTCCACCTAAAACTGAAGTACCACCAGTTCCTCCTGTTGTGCCTGTATCAGAAGCTCCACCGCCTCCTCCACCACCACCAAAACAAGAACCTCCAGTTCCGCCAGGAGTGGATCCAGGATCACCAGCTCCTCCACCAGCTCCACCCCAAAATGAACCGCCACCTATATTAGTAGCAGTAGTTGAACCCCAACCGCCACCAGCACCTGATGGATTAGCTGTGGTACCTGTTCCGCCTGCAGGTTCGCCACCAGTTTGACTGCTACCAGCACTTACAATACCGCCACCACCTCCACCAGCGCCTGTCCCTGTGCCACCATTAAGACCACCAGCGCCACCAAAAGCCGAAATAGTAAGAGTGCCTCCACCTGCAAAACTAGCCATTGATACTGAGGTTGTTCCACCTGTATTTCCATTAGTAGTTGTTGTTCCTTGAGCAGCTCCACCTGAACCAACTGTATAGGTTACAGTTCCCACAAGATTGGAAAAAGGAACTGTAATTTCATTATATGCGCCACCACCGCCGCCACCGCCTGCTCCGCTAGCAGTTGAATTACCTCCTGATCCACCACCACCCCATATTTGGATTGTAATCCAATTAGCTGATGATGGTTTAGTCCATGTTGCTGCAGTTCCTGTATCAAATGTTTGAACTGTTGGAGCACCACTACTTGTTGGTGTAGACCAGGCTGGAATACCACCTGATACCGTTAATACTTGTCCTGTAGTACCAATAGGTAACCTTGCTGCAGCAGGGCCTGTACCTTCATAAATAATATCCCCTACAGTAGTCATAGGGTTTAGTGCATTGTAAGCTGCAGCAGCTGTAGTTTGTCCTGTACCACCATTAATTATTGCTACTGTTCCTGTTACGTTTGCAGCTGTACCAGTGGTATTTTGATTTAACGTGGGGACATCACCTGCTTGGATTGTAGACATTATTACATTTGTTCCGTTACCTCTTAGATAACTTCCTGAAGTAGTAGCGCCCGCAAATGTATTCATTGCCGCTTGAGCAGTAGAAGCCCCTGTTCCACCATTAGCAACAGCTACTGTACCGGTTACGTTTGTTGCGTTTGTTGCGTTAGTTACAGCAGTAGAACCTATTGCAGAAACAATTTGAGCTGCTGATGCTACTGTAACAGCACTAGCACCATTACCATGGAGGACACCAGTTAATGATGAAATAATAGGAGCTACACTAAGTGTTTGAGCTAAACTAAAAGTATTTGTAGAGTCAAGTTGTGGAAAGTTAAGAAGGTCAATTCTATTTAAACGAAGTTCAAACTTGTCTCCAGTATTCCATGCAGCAGCTGTTGTACCATCCTGACCACGAACAATAGTCATTGTATCACCAGTTCTAGCAGTTATTCTAACAATCTCAATAGTACCACCAGTATTAGTTAGTGTACAATAAAAATACTCTGAACCTGTAATTGTAGGAAATAATGCTCCAGTTCCTGTAGCTACAGTTAAAGAGGTTGCACCACTAAGAATACCAGAAGCTAGTGTTGTTGCTGCATTGTTAGTAAATAGATTTAAACCTGGCATATATTTTAATTAAAGGTTAGTAGGGCTTAATACCTGTAAATCTGCTACAATAGTGTACACGTTAGTTAAAGATGTAGTTGCTGACATTTCTAAACGATAGATAACACCATCTAATCCTCCAAGGATTCTTTGGGTAACTTTAGATCCACTAATAGCAGGAACACCTGACTTAATAGAACTAGGGTTTGGATCAGTTCCTTCTTTAACTATTACAGTACAAGAAGCTGAATTAATTGTCTCGGTTGGTCCTAAGACGGGAGAGAAGTCAAACGTAAACTGTTCGTTCTCTGTGGTTAGTTTGTAAGAGAAAGAGGCACTCATACTTGATTGTCCTTATTAATAAATATTGTTCTAAACTTAACAATAGTAGCTTCCCTTAGTCGTTGGGTAGCTGTAAATATTGTATCAAATCTAACTTTGGATATTTCTCTAACTTTGCTAGCAGCATAGATTAGCTTACTACGGTCAAAGTTTATAAATGAAATTGCACTAGCTATTAAACTAGTGATTACATTAGATAAGATATTAAAAGATTTATTAATACTCTTACCTATTATAATACCACAATTTACTGTAATTGTCAAGAGTTTTCTAGTACTTTTTACTATATTACTTGTACTAGTACTTAAAGCTGTTAATGTTCTATTTATTACCTTACTAGTTAATAGTGTAACTAATGAGCTTACTGTATCAGTTAAGGTAAACTCTATACGTTTAACTACATTAATTAAAGCACTAGACAACACAGTTTTAATAACAGAAACCGCTTTAGTTACTATTGCATTAGTGTTTACTAAAGCTATAAGGGTACGAGTTAAAGCTTTTCTTATTGTTACTATAGAAGTTACAGAAGCATTTATAAACTTATTAATTTCTCTTCTAATAGTAACTATAGTAGATTGAGTAGCTAATAGTATTTTATTTACTTGTTCTCTAATACTTACAGTAGAATTTGAGTAAGCTAAAAGAGTTACAAGTCTATTAACGGCTAAGATTATTGTAGAAGCTGCTACTTCAATCTCTAAAAGAATCTTACCTGTATATTTAAGTAAATTTACAAGAACTGTAGAGGTTGCTGCTACAACTTTACCTACTCGTTTTATAATACTTACAATACTAGAAACAGAGGCACTAACTAATTTACCTGTCTGTCTAAATATAGTTACCGTGCTAGATACTATATCATTCATAAGTTTAATAGTAGACTTAAACATAGACACTATAACACTTGTATTTATTGCTAGTAACTTACTTACACCTCTACGTATTGTAGCTATAGAACTACTTGTAGCTGTAAAGGTTTTAGGTAATAGTTTAAATAAACTAGGTATTACACTAGTTAAGTCTAGAAGTATTTTATTTACTTGTTTAGTAACAGTTACTGTTGTAGATACAATTACACTTAACGTTTTAGTTAAAGCTTTAAGAATTGTTACAGTGCTTGTTACAGTTCTATTTAGAAGTTTACCAATAACGTTTCTTATAGTAGCTGTAGATGATACTATAGCTGTTACAAATTTATTAGCTCTTTTTACAATAGTAGATGTTACTGTAGATGACGCAATTAAAACAACAAGCCTGTTTACTGCAAGTATAAGTGTAGATGCAGCTACTTCAACTTCTAAAAGTAATTTACCTGTAAATCTAAATAAACTGACAATAGCACTACTAGTAGCTAATAAAGTGTCATTTATTCTTTTTAAAACTGTTACAGTGCTATTTACTACGGTTGTTAGAGCTTTACTTAAAGGTCTAATTATAGTTACAGTTGAAGAGCTTGTAGCATTTACAAGTTTACGTACAGACTCAACTAACGATAGAACTACAGTAGAGGATGCCACTATTCCTTTATTTACTCGTTTAGTTATTGTTTCTATAACATTAGAATTAACTATTAAAGTTCTTAAATAAGTAAAGGGAGTAGATAAACTAACTGTAACTGATACACTATCTAGTAGTATTTTACCTACTTGTTTAGTTATTGTTTCAATAACATTAGAGTTATAGGTTAGTAACTTACTTACAGCTTTAGTAATACTTTCTATAACATTAGAGTTATATGTTATTAATTTACCTACAGATCTACTAAGTGTTTCAATAACATTAGTATTGTAGGTAATTAATTTACCAACTTGTTTTCTAATTGTTGAGGTAGAAGTAGAAGAAGCTAGTAATGTAACTAGTCTGTTAGCAGCGCTAATAATAATAGCAGTTGCTACTTCTGCTTCTAGAAGAATTTTACCAGTAAATCTAAATAAACTTACAGTTGAAGTAACTGAACTGGTAACCAGTTTACCTACTAACTTACGAACCGTTGCTATTACATTAGAATTGTAAGTTAAAAGTTTATTTACTCGTTGTGTTAAAGTTTCATTACTAGCAACAATAGTACTAGTAATAGTTTTATTAACACGTTTTAAAACAGTAACAGCAGTTGATGTAACTGCTGTCACCGCCTTATTAACACGTTTTGCTACTGATGCAGCAGTACTACTTAAAACACTTTTAATTGTTTGTGCAGCTTTTCTAAAGCTTGCTACCGATGTAGAACTAGCAGTTACGTTTTGAGTAAACTGATTAGCACTAGGTTCTCCGTTAAGAACAACGGTATTAAGAGCAGATTGATTAAGCTGCATGTCATTTTAACTAAATTGTGTTCTAAATGTAAACTGAATACTGTCACCTGAAGCTAAGTTAATGGTTGAAAAGTCACCTTTAACAAATAAGTTACCAGCAGTTGAAGCATCAAATAAACCAGCATTAGTGATTGCTAAAGAACCACCTGCTGTTTGAGTACCAATAACTTGATAGGTATCATTTGTTGTTGATGTAGTTTGTTGTGTAGAAGTACCAGAAACTCTTGAACCTGTTTCAGTAAAAAGACTTGAATCTGCTTGTGCAGTAGTTCCTGCTCCTGTACCCCAAGCTACAAAGTTAGGTTCTGTAGCTCCTGTAGCACCGTTTTTAATACGGTTAGTTACAATTGCTCTTCCATTATTTACTAGAAGTGTAGGCATTTTTTAATTCTCCATAATATACGTTTAAGTGGGTTCTTGTGCCAATATTGAATTGTCCCAAGATCTTCTTTGGTTCCATCTGCTCTTGTAATAATCGCAGATATCTCCATTTGTTTTACTTGATTATTTACCTGCATCATGATAAGTTCCTTAATTTATAAATAGTACTTAAATATAAAGCAAGTATTTCATCGATGATGTTTTGAATAGACTTTCTACTAGATGCAGACATTCTTAGTTTCTCAATCATGTTAACTTGTTTAACTAAGAAGTTATCAATAGTATCAGTAGGTTGAGTTGCAAACAAAGGGATGTCAGCCATAATACCTTCATCCCCTTGAAATGCTTCTGCAAGATCATCTGCTAATTCAACAACTTCATCATAGAAATGACCAAGGGCTTTATGCTGGGCATAACTCTTAGTCTTTAAATGCTCTATATGCGCTATAGTACGTGCATGGAACAGTAATCCTATGATTTCTTCCATATTAACTCCATTGTTTAATACATTCAATAATTAAACTGAATGATAATACTCCTGATGAATAGCCATCTGTATCATATAAAACTTTGCCATTAACTCCTGTTCCAGCATTGTTTTGTAAGAAACCAAAATGATTTGCATCTACAAAACCTCTACCTGTAAATCTCCAGATAGGTACATCTGTAGTTGCATCCCAATAAAGGTTAACAGCTAAACCATCTTCTATATCATAGTTGACTTTTTTAATTGCTACTCTAGCAGGTTGTTGTGAGTTTAAACCTGAAGCATTAACTGCAGCAACAAGTGCTGGGTCAATTAATGTAGATAAACTAACATTACTTGTATCTAAAATACCAACTAATTTAACAACTAAATTACGTTCACTATCTACTAGTGTTTGAACTGAGGTTACATTAGCCATGTTAGCCTCCTATTATCGTGTAATTTCTGAAGATGCTAAAATATAATCAACTGTTAATGTATCTGTAGCTGTTGGAGTAATTTGCATTACTGGTCCTAAAGCAACATTAGTTAAGGTTGTACCTGTAGCACCAATGGTAGGAGCAGCTACTCTAGCTACAAGTAGATTATTATTATAAACATAAAGGTCTACACCATCAAAGTAAAAACCTAGTTCTAAGTATGTGTCAGCTACAGCTGTTGCTACACCTGTTACTAAAGTAGTAGCTGTAGAATTAACTGTTGAAACTAAATTAACAGAAGTAGAAGAAGCAGCTTTAGCAAACCATAAACCATGAGTTACTGCTACACCGTTTCTTAAACCTACATAGAAAGCTTTAGTACCAGACACTGCAGATGCTTTAATACGTGTAGAAAACCAAACAGCGTTACCTGCTACAAAAGCAACATTAGATGTTGTTTTATAAGCAGCAGTAGCTGTGGTAGTACCACCTGGTGTTAAAACTGCAATACCACCATTGCCATCTGCAAGAGCAATACCGGAACCAGAACCTGTTACAGTATACTCTGCAACTGTTTCTGTAAAATCATTTGCATACTCAGCAACACCTGTTAAACGGCTGCCACTGGTTGTAAATGGGGAAGGTAATGGGTAATCTCCCATTAAGTATTGTGCATCGTTTGTAGATACACCATTTGAAAATCTTGTTGGACTTGACATAAAAATCTCCTTTGACGTTGTTATATTCATTAACAACGCTTATTTCTAAGCGTCATCAGAGAACACTAAATTATTTTGGATATTGACCTGGCTTTACAGGAGGTCTTTTACCTTTTTTTTCTTCTATTGGGTATGACATATTAACTCCTTAATAAGAAAGGGGAGGGACGTTTTAAGCCCCCCCAACCATTTCAATTAGATCCTGATTAAGGACCGTTTACACCGAAGATTGCTCTTGGGTCTGTCCAACCAAAGCTATATCTTTCGTAACCTTTAGCTTTAGCATTCATTGTATCAAAATCATTGTCTTGATCAAATTGAATACCAACGCGTGAGTAGTACTTAAGACCGTTTTGGATGTTAGTACGAACAAACCATGCATTAGGTGATGTTAAGTAGTGGTTCATTACGATACCTTCTGGTAAAGCATTTGTCGCTACTAAAACGTTCACTGCATTGTTTGCTGTTG